TTATCACAATTATATGCTTTTAAAAGTTTTTCATTTCTTAAATCGTCAGCAGACATAAATATAAAATATAACATTCCCTTTTTTGTATCTTTCTTTAATCTATCTCTCATATCAGATAAATCTCCACTGGAAAGAGAATGGAATTCTAAATCCCCACCTAAAAATTTACTATGGATTAAACAAGTTTTAATTTGTACTCTTTCTATACATTCTTCCTTTTTAGCTATTATTTCTTCTATTGATAGTTTAGCCATAATTTAATCTCCTTTTCTCTCTTTTATTATTTTTATTTTATTATAAAGACGCCCAATCATCTTCTCCATCATCAATTGTGTCAATAAAATCAGCTGATTCTATTTTAAATCCAGCTTCATATTTTTCAGTTAGAAAATCATTATCTGATTTTAAAGAAAATAAATTTATATCGCCTTTAATCCATGCTTTTTCAATGTAAATGGTTTCTTCTCCCGATTCATCTGATTTATAAACAGTAGATTCAAGCGAAAATGTAAATGGTTGTAATGATTTAGCACACTCAAGTATTGCTGGTTTAAATCTTGAATATACTTTATTAATTTCAAAAGTAATTGATCCTTTATAACTTACATTAACTTCTCCCTTGGTTGCAGAATTCATTAGGGCAATTTCCTTTGTATCAGGAGTTAATTTTATTTCTAAGTCTTTTAATTCAGCTATCTCTATATCATCTATTTTCATATAACCATGATTACTTAGAATTACATCATTAGGATTAATTGTAGTTCCAACAGTGGACATATATTCATCATCCTTTCTTTTTATAATTTAATTTGTTTTTTAAGTCTCATATTGAAGTACAATGGAAATATCTTCCACTACATCCATTATGTAAAGTTTTACTTTAATAAAGACATGTGTATCTATTTTTGCTTTTAATACATCACTATCTGCCATATCATCTGTATCTGTTCCTTGTGCTTCCAAATATGTTTTTGTTGAATCAATATCTAATTCACAATATGAAGTACTGTCATTACTTAAATACCCTTGTGTACTTAATCCTTTTAAATAAGTATTTAATACTGCTACAAGCGTTTTTCGATTAGCATAACTATTTCCTATTTTACCTATGTAATTATTATAAAACATTTCTCTAAGATCACTTTTAACCATATCAATGACTTCGACAACTCTTATTTTAGTAAGTGCTTCTGATTCGTTTGTACCAATAGTTTGTTTTGAGTTTACACCCCTTGAGAATACAATATTAGAACCATTATTATAAAGAAACAATTGTCCATTTGATACACAAGTGTCTTCGTCAGTTTTAATATCACATGAAGTAACATTTTTAGCAGTATGATTAGTAATAGATTCATTCCCCCCTAATGTACAAAGATAACTTGCTACATCTACTATGTAACTATTCGAAGATACGCTTTCTACGGTTGTACCACTTACGTTAGAACCATCTACAGTTGCAGTATTCACAGTTGTATTTGTTGTTATTGTATTTTCTAAATTAGAAGCTGTGAAATTTACAATACCTTCACTATCTGAAGCATGATTGAAAACAACTCCTTTCAATGGATAATCTTCATCACTTCTTTGTGTTTTTATGAAATTTGTTACTATAATTTTATCACTATCAGATGTTACTTGTGGTGTAACTAACCAACCATTTTCATATACTTTATTAAGCAAAGCTAATGCAGTTGGTAAAGATTTTGTTATGTTATCAGCACCATTAACAGTTGAATCTGCATCTACGTGTGCTGAAGCGACTATTACAGTTTTTACTCCATATGTAGAAAATGCAGTAGAAATATAAGCTTTATTTACTGATTCCCAATTATCCGTTACTTTTTTTAATTTTTTATAAGTATATAAACCTTGTACGTTTTTATCATCAATAACAATTAGAAGCGTTCCTCTTTCAGCTCTAGTTGAAACTGAATTAACTAATGCTTCTAGAGAAAAGGTTAATTTACTCATAGTATTTGAAGTACTCAATATTCATCATTCCTTTCTATTTTGTAATTTAAATTATTACTCTTTTATATTTAAAGATAATATGCCCATGAGTTCATCATAGGTTCTATCAGCTTCTTTAGTTTGTGGTTCTGCTTGTCCATCAAAATATTCTAGTGTAACAAGCATTATAGTTGCGTCAGCAAGTGTTGGTTTTTTATCAAAAACTGGTAATGTTCTACTTTTTCCATCAGAACGAACTACGGAAATTCCTTTGCCAATTAAGTCATTTAAATCATCTATCATTTGTAATTTATCTTGTTTTTTTGCTTTTATATCTATATATTCAATTATTATATTAACTGCTTTATATTTTGTGGTATCTAATTTTTCTTCTATCTTCATAGGAACAACTTCTATAAAAAAACTAGGTATTGTAATATATTGTTCATTTTCATCAACGTAAATATTATAGGTTGGATATTTTGTTTTTAACATTTTAGCAGTACATAATAATATATCTACATAATTAACCTTCATTAGTGAATGCACTTCCTAACTCTTTACGTAGATTTGCTTTTAAATTTCTTTTACAATTAGAAAAAGCTTTTTTAAGCATATGTTTTCCCCTATAATATTTACCATTTCTCATAATAAATCCATTTTCTATTAAATGGCTATAATATCTAGGATTGTTTGTATGTTTGGGATTCGTATAAACAATACCAATATCACTCCAGACCGTCATGGCGTGCGTACCTCTTTTGTCCTCATTCTTTACTACTTCCCAAGAGTCTCGCAATGTCCCTGTATCTATGGGTGAATTATTAGAAGCATCTTCTGCACATTGTTTTCCTGTTTCTTCGAGTGCATTTTCTATAGCATCATCTACTTTTTTATCTACTCTATCAAGAAATTGTTTAAATTCTTTTAATCCATCAATTGAATTACTCATTAATAATCACCTCTTTATATTAATTTATTTTATATTTTAACTATGTATTAATAATTGCATTATGAGTAATTATTAATGAGCAATTCCAATAATCTTCATATTTAATAATCTTTTGAATTCTATAATATTCATCATTATATTTAATTATTGTACTTTCAGTAATTCCAAGGTTAGTGTCACAAATCATTATTCTTGAAACTTCTAAATCATAACCATGATATTGCTGAGTTTTCTTATCTTCATCATTTGGTCTATGAATATCAACTAAAATAGGAACAGTTGTTGATACTAAATTATAACTTTCTCTAGCTATTCCCCATTCATCATCTAATTGTTGGTGTGAATATATTTGAATTGTATCAGCGTAATTTGAAACTATACTCTTATATATTAATTTAAAACTACTATTTTCCTCATTTATAGATTCATTATTGAATGACACCTTTTTTATTTTTCCAGCAGTAGTAACATTTACATGATTAAACTGTTCATCAATTAATTCACAAATTTTATATGCTCTTGATGAATTATCAGCAAGCGTTTGTATATTAACTCCTTTTAGAATTACACTATACTTAATAAAAATTGTATTTATACAATCACTATCTTCTGACGTTTCTGAAGAAAAATTTATTAATATATTTACTGTTTCTGAGTTTAATATAACATCATTTTTATCTTTAAATAAGACTACTCCATGTTTTGAGTCCTTCTCGTTTTTAAAAATACTATATGGATTTTCACCATACTCTTTATCTAAAGGATTTGAAGTTGAATGGTAAATAATTTTCCATAAATTTTCTGATGTAAGTATAAAATTTTTAATATAATCTTTATATATATTGAATTTATCTAATTCTTGTATTGATTGCAATTCATCCAATGTACTCATAATTTACTACCACCTCCATATATTAATTTTATATTTTATATTTTACAAACCCAGTTATAGCCCCATTCTTAAAACCTAAAAACCCAATAAAAGAACTGATTTATCAACTCTTATTTATACATTAATTTGTTTTTACATTACATTCCCACAAGTGTAATTTTTTGAGTATCTAATATTTTAATACCATTAGAACTGTCACTTACAGTTAAATAAATATCTGTTGGACTTGTAATTGACGTATTTTTAATTGAAATACTCGAAGGACTCTTAGCAGTTACTATTATCTTATTTTGTAAAATTAAAGTTTGTGTATTAGCATCAAAACTATAATTTATTTGTAATGAATTATCTATAACTCCATTTGATAATTTTGAAACGGATAATACATTTGTCATATAAGTTTTTAAAGCAGTAATACTTTGACTAAAGTTAGTTGAATAACTTATAATAGGGGCAATAACATCTGTTTTAACTTCAAATGCAATATCAAATTCTTTCAATACTCCACCTAATGTAACAGATAATTTCATACTATTTGTACCAATATCTACTCCTGAAATTGATATAACTCCATTAGTATTAGTAATATTAATTAAAGCACTACTACTTGTTACAGCAACTCCACTATAATCAATATCTTGACCTGTCTCATCTTTGATAGAATATACTAAATTAGCTGATGTACCATTAGTTAATTCAAATGTAGTCGGAATGTTATAAGTATATGTGTGTGGTATTACAGTTTTATAATCAGCAATACCTAAAACCATATCATCTGTTTCATAATTTATGGCTGTTTCTCCAAGTAATACGGCTAATACACCTTTGGTAGTAACTCTATCTGTTTGTGTTGCTTTCCAAGCCTGACCATTTACTATAAATCTTTGATCTATTTTTATCAGTCTTGATGTATCATTATTTGAGAGTACTAATCCAAACATTCCATCTCCCTCAATTATAGAACTTCCACCAATGCTTTTTATTCCTAATGTATATTTCGTATTATTCGTCACAATTGCTGGAATAGTATATAAAGTATTATCAACTATGAATTTTACATCATAATTACATTCTTCAAATATACCTTCATCATATCCATGCTTTTTATCTATTTTAGATTTAATAAGATATGTTCTAAGTGTATCAGTATCATTAACTTTAAACTTAATATAATCTCCACGTTTAATTAAATTAGGATATACTTGTAGTCTTTCTTCCATTTCAGTATCAGCAGTTTGTTTTCTTGATATATCAATTACTCCTTTAATTGGAGTTGTAGCTTCATTAATATAAATATCTTTTCCATCTATAGAATTTACT